CTTTTCAGTAAACCTTAGTACTTTTCTTGCAGTCTCAACACCATCCGCATACCCGTTACCCGTATTGGCAAAACCACTTTGAAAAGAGTTAGCTGGATCTAATACTAAAGCATGAACTTTTGTTCCATTTTCTATTAAAAATTTTGTAGTATCTAATGCATCTTTAATAGTTTCGACATCTAAGAAAATAAAATGTGCATCTATCCATTTACTTGCTTTATTATATAACTTCGGATTAGTATTTTTTATAATATTTGCATGTTCTCCTAAAAAGTAATTTAGATAATTCAACTTCTGTCCCCAATCAGAATTTTCTTGGAAGGCACAAACCCAAACAAGATCAGATACTATCGAATGCATGATTTGGATAGCTTGATTAATAGTTGTTTTTCCCCCTCCTTTTTTTCCCGTTAGTGCATATAGCTCATTCTCTTTACAAACGAAATGCTCATCGAAACAAGGAATCCCAATTTCATAACCTTTTTTAATATCCCCATTGAAAAAGTCTTGTATAGTTTTATTAATTCCTTTTGGATTAACAATGAACTTATTAAAATCTTTCTCTTCTTCTGGTGCGTTTGGTGTTTCGTCTAAGTTGAACATTCTATGAGTGTGTTAATAGTACTTCGTTAATGTTTTTATTTAATTGAGATGATACATACTCAAAGGAATACGTTTCTTTAAATTCATTGTATAGCTTTACAGTTTCTAATTGCTCTTCTTTCGTTTTGTCTTTAAGTAGTTTGTTCCATTGGTTCTCTTGTAGGTCTTTAACAAAAGCGGTGTAATAAGCATCTAACGGATAGCTTAATTTATTAGATACATTTAATAAGATATTTGAATCGAAAATCGTAGAGCCATGAAAACGAATCTCTTGGGTTAAAAAGTTTATAAATAACTTAGCAAATAACTTGTTGTTAGAGACGTTGTTTTTTTCTATTCGATTGATCATACCAAGAACACTTTTAAGTGCATTAAAATCATTCGCATTGGGTTTAAAATGCTTATACTCTCCGTTCTTATCGGGAGACAATCTCCATAGTAATTTGTCCCCAGCTTTTTTAACATTCCAGAACTCTTTTTCTGTGGCTAATTTCTTTTTAGACATATTTTAATTTTTTTAAAGGCGGTTGTACTTTAGATATATTGTTTTTCTTAATCCAATTATTAAAATGTGATTTAAACTCTGGAAGGCTTTCTTTTTGTTCTTGTATTGATATGCAATGCAGTTCAAAGTCTTTTAAGTATTTAGATGCAGTTGCGAGGTTTGTTCTTGATTGCATTGCAAATACTTCTAAAAATTGCATATCGTTTAAACAATTTTTTAAATACTGTTTATTATTAATAATAACATTATCATTTACATTATCATTTACAGTTGGATTTGTTGAGCTTTGTTTAACACTTTCAACACTTGTTGATTTTGTTGAACTTTGTTTACTTTTCTTTAACGCTCGTATTTCTGCTGATCGTTTACCAGCCTCACTTCTTTTGCCTTTAACATCTTGAAACTTTTGTAAATCTCTTTTTAATTGTCTTTTGATTGGTTTCCATGCAGTCATAATCAATCTGTCCTCTAAAACTGGGTTTAAATCGTTTACATATTCCAATAGATGATTAAATAATATTCCTTTTTCTTCATTGGTTAAATGATCTATATTATGTATTAGGTCGCAATACAAAACGAATGATTTTTTATTCTCTGCCATATCTTTATTTTTAAACTGCTATTAATCTTTTTTTAAGAAACATGATCTTAACTTCTAAAAGTTGTATTTTGTTTTCAATATCTTCCTTGTTCTTTAAGTGATTGAAATTAGATTCTAACTCTTCATAATTATGTCTAAATTCAAAATCACTTTGGCAAACACTATCAAAAATCTTTATATAATGGATAACAGTTGCGTGATCTTTTCCTAATAATCTTCCTATTTCTGTATATCCCATTTTAAAGTAGGTTCGACATATCTTAGCAAAGGCAATCCGTCCGTTTACATAATGTCGTTTTCTTGATAAATTTGTTAAATCTGTATCGTAAATTGTTTTTATGTGTTGTTTTAATTCATTTATTAACTGCATACTTATTCTGGTAAATTGTTTTTAATTTTGTTTTGATAATACTTTCTAATTTCAATCA